GGTAATATCATCAATCTTGAAGAAGAGCTGAAAAATCTCTGCTCTCAGGGGTATTGCACTGTTGTGCTGGCGTTAAAAGAATCGCTTTCGAATATTGCGGGGGGATTTATCTTATTGTTTATGAAACCATTTGTCAGCGGAGATTATATCCACGAAGACACCCATGGAAATGAAGGAACCGTGGTGAAGGTGGATCTCTTTTATACGACACTTCTGACGATCGATAACCGTACCGTATCGATTCCAAACGGAATCATCACCAACAGCAGTTTGACGAACATTTCAAAGCAGGATAAGCGGCAGTTGCGTGAAAAGGTAGGGATTTCCTATCGAAACGATATCAATGAGGCAAGGAAAGTGCTGCTCGCTATTTTGCAGAAGGATGCGGCCATTCTGAAAGAAGAGAAGATCGAAGTGGTCGTTGAAAGTCTTGGAGACTCCGGTGTGATCCTCGGGTGGCATGCCTGGGTAAGACCGCAGGATTATTTTCCGGCAAAATGGCGGATCACCGAAGAAATCAAATACAGATTTGATGAAAATCAGATTGAGATCCCATATCAGCAGATTGATGTGAAGATCAGCCGGTAAGAATATCCGGTAAAAGCAGGAGGAGTACAGAGTTTCCTGCCTGTGTCGGTCAATGTAGAAAAATGACAATGACAGAGGGAGAAAAACAGAAATAAGGGGCAAGTTACAGGAGGATAAAATATTATGGAAACAAAGAAAAACGGTGTGCAGGCGGAAGCCCATACAAAAGAGCAGACTTCCGGCGGACATGCCCACAGTCACACGCATGTGCTGGAGGACGGAACAGTTGTCACGCACACGCATACGCACAGTCACGAACATACAAAAGCCGTGTTAAACCGTCTCTCCCGTGCGATCGGACACCTGGAGTCTATCAAGAAAATGGTGGAAAACGGCAGAGACTGCAGTGAGGTGCTGATCCAGCTTTCCGCAGTCAAAGCAGCGATCAACAATACCGGAAAAGTCATTCTTCAAGATCACATCCAGCATTGCCTGGTAGATGCGATCGAGTCCGGAGACAGGAAGGAAATTGAAGAATTGAATAAGGCAATTGACAGGTTCATTAAATAGTGTATAATAATTCAGTAGACTTTTTAACGATGAATTTCATTAGAATCTGCTGCAGAAGATGCGGCCGAAGAGGAAGGCATGAAGAAAGACAAGACACGCAAGAAAAGTTCTGCATATAAAAAATATCGCAGACACAAGATTTTATTTATCACAGAACTGATCATTTTGATTCCGCTGCTGGCATTTGGCTTTTTGTATGTACAGTTTGAGAAAAAACTCGGCAATATTGATACTGTGACGCTTCAGTCCGGTGATATCCAGGTGAATGAAGAAGTGGAGAACAATGCAGTTCTGCATGGCTATACCAACATTGCCCTGTTCGGTGTTGATTCCCGTGACGGAAGTATGGATTATACAAACACCGATACGATCATCATTGCGAGCATCAATAACGACACGAAAGTGGTAAAACTGGTATCCATATACCGTGATACCTACCTGAATATCGGTGAAGACCGTTATGGAAAAGCCAATGCAGCCTATGCAAACGGCGGTTATAAATGGGCGATCAATATGCTGAACCAGAACCTGGATCTGGACATCACGGATTTTGTAACGGTGAATATGAATGCACTGGTAGAAGTAGTAGATGCACTTGGCGGTTTTGATTTTGATCTGACAGACGAAGAGGTTGTACATATGAACAACTACTGTGTCGGAACTTCTGAAATCACAGGAAAATCTTATGAACGTATCGAGCCGGAAGTGGCGGGCACGTATCATCTGAACGGTGTGCAGGCAGTATCCTACACCCGTATCCGTTATACAGCCGGAAACGATTACAAACGTACCGAACGCCAGAGAGAGCTGATCGCCAAGATTGTGGCAAAAGCAAAAAAAGCAGATATGAAGACACTGGTAGACATCATGGACAATGTGTTCCCGATGATCTCCACCAGTCTCAGCAAATCGGATATTGTATCTCTGGGAATGAATATGTTGTCTTATCAGCTGGGGGATACCTGCGGATTCCCGTTTGAACACCGTACAAGTGATCTGAGCGGAGATTCCGAAGTTCCGGTTACCTTATCCTGGAATGTTACCAGACTGCATGACTACCTGTTTGGCATCAAAGATTATGAGCCGTCCGCAGGTGTACAGGAGCGAAGTGCTCATATCGAAGAAGTCAGCGGATTCAGCAAAGGCAGTGCCGTCAGCAAAGAGAATTATACGCTGAACGGAGAAGAAGCCGGAAAAGATGTCGATGACAATATTCCGGGAATCCAGGAGACCGAGTCTGAGACAGAAACCCAGACGCAGGAAGCGGCAGTCAGCGATAATGGTGACGGCAGTGTTTATGATGATAATTCTTACGATAATTCTTACGATCAGGAGCAGTATAACGATTACAGCCCGGATGGATATAATTACGATGAAGGATATTGAGTCGAGCAGATATCTGCAATGGAAACGGGAAATGTATTTGACTTAGTTAAATTGTAATTATTTTTGCGAAAATACTTGCAAAACAGACAATAATCATGTATAATAATTTGAGTCAGCAGCAATGCTGCTGACCGATGCTGGAATAGCTCAGTCGGTAGAGCACTTCACTCGTAATGAAGGGGTCGAGGGTTCAAGTCCCTTTTCCAGCTTGACAGAAAAAATACCGGAAATCCAGTAAAATCAAGGGTTTCCGGTGTTTTTTGCGTTTTGAAACAGCTATTTTTCTGATGCATAAAAACCGCCTGAAACAGTGCGAAAAAGTGTAAAATGTTTGGAAAGTGTAGTCAAAATGTAGTCACTTTTTCAGTGCTGTCAGAAGTATTATTTTGATATGATTTTTTTGCGAAATCGTTCAGCTTCTGGATGGATTTTCCTTCCTGCCTCCGCAGTTCTGCGTAGGTATCCAGTAACATCTTCGAATTACTATGCCCCATGATCTCCACCGCTTCCATGATATCAATGCCGGAATAATACAGCATGGTTGCATATTCATGCCGGAATGTATGCGATCCCAGCCCCGGACACATATCTAGATCGAACTTGATGCGGCCGTTTTCATAGTGATGTGTGCCGCCGCAGGCAGTGTTCAATGTCCGCTTGATCCGCTCGAACAGTCTGCGATACTGCGACTTTTTCAGATAGCTGCCATCAGTTCCGGGAAACAGAAGATTACCCTGTAATGTAGACAGATACTTTTTCAGGACGTCCGCCAGTGGATCCAGCAGATAGATCTCACGCTCTCCACTGTCTGTTTTCGTGTCTTTGAGCACGGCAGTTTCTCCAACGAACTTAACTGCCTTGTTGACAGTGATCTTTTTCCGGGCAAAATTGATATCAAACCGTGTCAGAGGGATGATCTCCTGCCGCCGCATTCCGGTATACAGCAACATATGCAGCAGTGTACTTGCCTGCGGATCCAGCTCTAAGTCTTCCAGGTGGATACGTTCCAACTCTGTCAGTGCCCGTTTTTTCTTCTTCGGTGCAGGATCTTTTTCGATATTTTCCGCAACATTCTTGAACAGCAGGCCGTCATCAATGGCAGCACGCATGATCTGGTTGACTGTCTGGTAGTAACGACGCTGCAGATCGGCGTGACCTTTTAGTACATTGTATCCGGTCTGAACATCTGTTTTTTTAATCTGCAACAGTTTCAGACCATCCAGTGCGGTAGTGTGGTTTTTCAGAATGTTCCGATAACCTTCAATCGTGTTCGTTTCACGCCCGGATTTGTACAGTTCTAACCACTTCCATTTATACGCCCCGAATGTCACGTTCTTTTCTGATACATAGATGCCTTTGCTGGTCTGCTCGATCACCTCGGCTTTCTTGCGTTCCAGCTCCGCAACACTACGACCATATACCTGTATACGGACTCTTTTTCCGTTTTCCGGATTTATTTCATCGGTAGTTACCCATGCGGCGTACCTGCCGTCTTTTCTCTTTTTGTATTTTGCCATAATATATCATCCTCCTTAAAAATGAGTATAAAAAATACACCTGTACAGGTGCTGGAGGATTGTGGTATAATCTTCTTGTTCAAGGAAGAATTATGCCGGTCTCCAGACCTGTATAGATTCGCTGATCCGCTTCGGTGCTGGGAACACCGGGGCGGATTTTTTGTTGTTTGGTTGTTTTTAGATACTATCAAAATAAGTTTTGATTTTTTCAATGCAATCGTTTTTACAATTTCCATACATACGCTCAAGACTTGCACAAGAAGAAATTAATTGTATTAAGTCAGCCTGTATAAAATCATGATTTTCTTCAATAAGGTTTTTTGTATAATGCAATATTTCAGTGGCAGAGTTCATGTGGCATACAGAATCCATATATTCATCTAACTGCAATTTGTAGTTAGAGAAAATATTGTCAGTATTATCTTCGGAAATAGTCTCCTGCTCAATATCCAGAAGACAATCATTATCTGAAGCTGTTATGACAGTGTTGCCAAATATGTATTTTTTAATGGATACCTTAGCGTACTTAATTAGCGGAAGTATATTAAGTTCCAAACTGCAAGGAACAGGTGTACTGATGGAAGTAGCAAAGTTTTGTGCAACATCAAAACGTGAAAAACCTGTGTAATGTACTGGGTGCAATTCATCGAAGATATCAACAAGAAAGATATCAGCGAGAACACCAGTAATATTTTCAGATGATTTTCCGAATAATGTTGCAGTAATTGTAGATTTTTCAGTATCTGGCAATATCGTCAAGGACGATACCCTAAATTCCAAATCAGGGTTATAATTGATAACATTTATTTTTACAGGAACGACAGGTTCTTTCAAAGTGCTCTTTATTGTTACAGCAGTGCCATTTGCGATTACGCCCATAATATCATGGTCATCAGTAGTATAATCGATATCGAGTCCGATAATTGCATTGGCACCCATTTGCTTTGCGTTGCTGATTAAAAGGTCGAGAGCATTTTTTTGAGCCGCTTCAAGTTTTTCAGAGTACGAAGATAAAAGATTAAAGTCAGAAAGAAACTTTGTATTTAAAGCGTATTCTCCTGAACAAAATCCTAAATAATCTGTAATTTCATAATTTTCAAAATTAAAACCGGATGTCAGTTTCATGGCTTGCTCTCCTTTATCTTTTTTAAGTCGTAACGCGGACCTTTGCGAATATCCAAAGTGTAAGGGTCAGGCATTTCGTAATCACCCCAGCGTGTACGAAGGATTTCTTTAGGCGGTGTGATTTTTGCAGGTTCCAGCAACAGGAATTCTTGCTGTGAGGGCTGACGTCCGGCTTTCTTTATCATACGTGTTAATCGTCCTTTCATGCCGGCTTTTGTGTCATCGACTGTTACATTCATGGTTAATGCTTCTACACACACGGCAGCAGCGTTTTCGTAAAGCCCCTGTTTTTCATAAATCATCGCCAGACGTTTATAGGCAGGAACACACGGAGGAGAGTCTTGTTTATATTTTTCACTGATTTTCTTCCAGATTTTAAAAGCTTCAATATTATTTTTGCAATTTTGTATGAAAATTGAAGCACGTTCGCCCTCGTAGTCTTTCAAGTTATACATGACAGACCAGTCAGATTCTATTGCTTCCATACCTGAAAAATATTGTTCAGATATTTGACGATAATCTTCGTCTAACCAATAGGGTTCTTGCATATCGTCGTAAAATTCCATAACCTCTTTTCTCCTTTGAATACTTTTTCTTTTTCCGGAGATAATAACACCATGAAAATATTATTATCTCAATTCTTGGAACAGCACCACCTGTCGATCAGGCAGGCGGCAATTATGACCGGTGTTCCCCGGTCTACGATCGGTGATATAGTGACCGGTCGAGTAAGTCCAACTCTGGCAACTATGGAACAGTTGGCAGCAGGGCTGAAAACCACTATTTCTAACTTGTATGAGTCTGAATATAAGTGATTTTCAAAAAAGCGTCCGGGATTTCGGACAACGCACAACTTTTTAGCTTCCGATACGTTTTATATAGTGAAAGGAAAATTTTACTAAAACAAATGTTCGAAAACAGTTGCATCACAAATATTTTTGTGATAATATAAAATTAAAGATTTTCGAACAAATGTTTGAAAAAACGTGATCGGAGGTACATAGGATGGACTACAAAAACGAGATTATAAAACTGATCAACAAACTGAACGCTTCAGATGAAACCTTTTTGAAACAGGTTTACATAATCATCAAGAAGCACTTTGACAGAAGAGAGGGACGTTAGTCCCTTTTCTTTTTTGCCAAATTGTCAGCCAGCTTCTCGGCTGCTTCCGTGAGTACTTTTTGTGATGCTGGAGACAGTTCACTGTAAGTTTTGACTATCTCCAAAATTACACTGTAAAAAGCGTTGTCTTTTCCTTCTTCTAACAGATCTGAAACAATACCAGCTATTTCCTCATCTTCCGAGAGCCGCTGGTACATCTCTCCATCACCTGTTTTCAGCCATTCTTCACTGACATTGAATTCACGGCATATCGCCCGGCTCATTTGTTCTGTGAGATTGCGTTCTCCTTTTTCAATTCTGGAGATTGCTACTTTAGTAACTCCGAGTCGACTGCCGAATTGCTCCATTGTCATTTCTAAGCTCTTTCGGATTTCTTTGACACGCTCACCTTGCGTCATTCATTCGCCTCCCTTCATTCTATTTTCTGATCTTAGAATAACACCGCACGAACAAAAAGTCAACAAAAAAAGTAACCAAAGGCAACAAAAAAGTATTGACAAAGTAACCGAAGGAAAGTATAATGTAACCAAGGTCAACGAAATAGCAAAACACAGGAGGTAAATAAAATGTACGAAACAGTAAAAGTTGTTAAGGGTTACGAAATCAAAAGAATGAAAGGAACACGCGGAGCCTATCACGTAAACGTGCGTGAGGGCAAAGGGTTCAGAGAGTTTCATACTTTTAGAACCATCAAAGCAGCAGCTGAATTTATTGAAACAACTTTATAAATAAAGCCGAAACGGGGAGATTTCCCCGTCCGATCACGATGGCAACGTGGTCGCTGATGATGGCAAGCCAAGAAAGGAGAGAACTAGATGAAAGAAACGAAAAAGAAACTGTTACAGGAAACAGTTACAATTCTGAAAAAACTGGACAGAGAAAGCCTGGCAATTATCAGAAGTAACGCAGAGATCCTGAGAGCCAGAGATACTCTCGAAGAACAGAAAGCGGGGTAGGGATGAAATCTATTGTAGCAGACAATCTTTCAAATATAATCAAAGAAAAATGTCTTAAGCAGTGCACAGTAGCCCAAAAAGCAGGGTATTCAAAGCAACAGCTTACAGATATGTTGAAAGGAAGAAAAAGGATAAAAGAAACAGACATTCTCAGACTTGCATCCGCACTTGATGTAGATGTAAGTGTGTTGCTTAAAACCGAGGCAGGTGATTCGAAACAGTCAGATGAAGCAGGCGATAAGCAGCGAGAAAAAGAACGCCCGGATGTGCGAGCGTTCGTAAAGTTATTAAAAATTGAAGATGGCTATGCAGTATGTGATGTGAGATTCAAGCTAGTAAAGCCAGACAGCGAATAGCATCATTAAAAATCTATTTGTCTAAGAGACGCTGGTAAGCTGTTTCGACCATATCCTGCCAAGATTCAAAATCAGAATGCAGTCTGATAGAAGAATCAAATGCAACAGTATCTTGCAGTTTATTAAGATCTTCCGGTGCTGTTAAATCACAGCCAATGGCTTTGAAGAAGTCAGTTACATCACTAAACCTTGTAAATTCTTTCATAAAGTCATCCGGAAAAAATTCATAGATACTTGCAGAAGATATGTAATCAAGACGTTTGTCAATGTTTCCAGGGTAAGAGCCTACACAAAATCGAATTTGAGGCATAATGTACTCCTTTCTGTTCTCTATGGTCGTTATGTGGTGAATAAAAGGATACTACCAAAATATTAAAAAATCAATACAAAAATATTGAGTAAGGGAAAACAGGAGGTAACAGACCATTGATGAAACATTATATTTCAGACATCAAAAAGCAAGCCGAGAAAGTTACGACAGCGATCACAGGTGCGGAGATGCGAGAAGCAGTCTCGAGTGCGTTCAGTGATACCGCAACAGCATTAGAGACAATGGAAGAATCCTATAGAAAGCGGGGTAAACCATTAGCAATCCTGTTGCTGTTCTGGATTGTGATTCTGACACTGGATGAATAGAGAAAGTGAGGTGGCAAAATGGAAGAACTTAAAAAAATGCTTCTGGAAGTACTCCGGGAGTGCAAGCAGCCAGAGTTCCCGCCTGAACCGGTACCCACAAGGGTAGCCGCAAAGGTTCTGGGAGTGGAACAGAGCACAGTGATTAACCGAATGGAGTCCGGTGAGCTGGATATCGGGCTGGTGTTCAGATCGAAGCCGACCAAAAGAGGGCAGGCAAGTCGAAGAAGTACATACATCAGTCCCAAAAAGTTATACGAGCTGACCGGGTTCGTATGGAAAGGAGACAAGCAATGAAAAGAAGAGAAACAGAAGTAACAGAAGAAGTGGAAGAAACAACCGGAGCGGCTGTACTCGCCCCGATTTTAGCCACAGCAGCCGCAGTCGGGACATTCTGGTGGCTGGGAAAATACAGCACGATTTGTGAACGCGATATTGTAGGAACCACAATTACCGTGTGGTGTGCGGTAGTAATCCGCATCATGCTGTGGGCGGAGAAGGAGGAAGCAGAATGAAAAAATATGAATTGACAGAGGAAACGGTGATCGTTTCCGGGAAAACGCTGTACCGGATCAGAGCAGTGCGTGATTTCGGGTC